TCTACTGCGAGGAAGACCTGCTAGAGGTGCCCGGCATCGGCTCGCTGATCATCAAGCGCCCGCAGAGCCTGTCCTACGACTCGATGGGCGAGGAAGTGTTCCAGGACTTCTGGGCGAAGGTCTGCGGTTACCTGGTGCTGAAGGACTGGCCGACGCTCACAGAGGAAAGGCTGACGGAAATGGCGGAATTCGAAGGGTTCAGGGAGGTGTGATGAGCAGTCAATTCAAGGCCGGCGATCTGGCAATTATTATCGGCTGCACAAGGAATCCAAGGAACATCGGCGCAACCGTGGAGCTGATTGAATTCATCGTTCCTGGGCAGCGCGCCGCGAAATTTCATCCTTTGAGCGGGAAGCGTTACATCAGTATCGCCAGCGGTCCGGGCTGGCTGGTTTCCGGCGAGGCGCTTGCAGAATCTGGAGCGGCAATCTGCCTTGAAAAGCATCTGATGCCACTGCGTGGCGACTTCGCCCCGGAACAGCAGAAATCCAAGGAGGCCGAGCCTTGCGCGTAGCCATGGAGAAGAAGGCGCCAAAGCCGAAGACCTGCAAGAACCCAGCGTGCAAAGCCTCATTCGTCCCGCAGCGCCTCGGGCAAGCCGTCTGCAACTACGCCTGCGGCCTGGCCATCAAGGACGCGAACCAGGATAAGGCGCGCAAGGCTCTGGCTGATGTAGGGCGCAAAGAGGTCAAGGCGCAGAAGGAGAAACTGAAGTCCCGCGGCGAGCACATGCGCGAGGCTCAGGTCGCCTTCAATGCCTACATCCGACTGCGCGACCAGCTGGCCGGCCATGCCTGCATATCCAGCGGCAAGCCATTGGACTGGAGCGGTAACGCAGTGGATGCAGGTCATTACCGTAGCGTCGGCTCAGCGCCCCACTTGAGATTCGATGAGCGCAATTGCCACGCCCAAAGCAAGCAGGACAACCGATTCCTTTCCGGCAATGCCGTGGACTACCGCATCGGCCTGATCGCCCGCATCGGCCTGGAAGCAGTCGACGCGCTGGAAGCCGATCAGTCCGTCCGCAAGTACACCGTCGATGACCTGAAAGCCATCAAGGCCCACTACCGGGCGCTGGCCCGTGAACTGAAGAGAGCGACAGCATGAGAGACATGATCTGCCGAAAATCCTTGATGCGCTGCCAGACGCCGGGCATGTGCTCGCCGCATGGTGGGTGCTCCGATGGTGTCGCTCAGTCGACCGAGGCGCCATCGCCTGCCGAGTATTCATTCCACCTTGAGGGCATTGGTTTTCGCGGAATGCCTCTTGAGCGCGTGGCTCAGTACATCACGGCGCTGGCTGATCTGGTTGGGCCGGAAGCGAAGTTTTCCCGCATGACTGACGATGCGATCTATTTCACCGAGGTGAAGTCATGACCGACGAACAGCTCGCCATGCTGATCGCAATTTACGGCATCGGATACTTGATCACCCTGTTTTCAATTGAAGTGCCTGACACCGCTTATGCGCTGAATCGCCGGATTTTCCTTTGGCCGTTCTACTGGGCCTATCTGGCGTTCAAGTTCGCCTATGCCGTTCGCGAAGACTTCCGGGAGTGGCGCCGATGACCCGCCGCCCATCCATGTTTCAGCAGCCAGCGCCATCGCCCTGGTACATCAACAAAACCAAGTGCACCGAGTGCGGCAAGTCTCGCGCCTCGGGCAGTCATGCGAAGTGCAGCCGGGCGCGGCAGATGCGCTTTGCGGGGGAGAACAAGGCATGAGCAAGAAAGTTGAAGTTGACGGATCTGATCCGGTTTTCATCGCGTTGGCTGTTTTCTTCGCGATAACCGACTCTCCGTGGTGGCTGGTTGCAATACCCTTGATTGCTGCGAGTTGGGTAATCAATCCGCGCTGGAGCAAGTCCGAAGGCTGGAGGTTTTGGCTATGAGCCTGATCAAGCGATTTGAACGAAACACTGCCGGGCGAGACCTCGCTGTCGGGGATATTCACGGCCATTTCACCCGGCTGCAGGCCGCGCTTGATGCCATCGGCTTCGATCCTGCCGCTGACCGGCTGTTCAGTGTTGGCGATCTGGTCGACCGTGGGCCTGAGTGCGAGGACGTCATCAAGTGGCTGAACAAGCCGTGGTTTCACCCGGTGCGCGGGAACCATGACGATTACGTCTGCCGCTTCGATACCTGCGACATCGGCAACTGGATGCAAAACGGCGGAACTTGGTTCGTCGGTCTACCGCTGACCGAGCAGCAGAACTATCAGGTGATGTTCCAAGACCTTCCGATCGCCATCGAGGTCGAGACTGCCGGCGGCCTGGTTGGCTTGGTGCACGCTGATTGCCCGTTCCCGTCCTGGCATGAACTCCAGTTCGAGCTGGAAGGCGCGACGACACCGAAACGCCTGAAGCTGGTGCAGAACAGCTGCATGTGGTCGCGATCCCGGGTTGAGCAGGGCGACGTGTCGGGCGTGCTGGATATTCGGGCGCTGGTGGTTGGGCGTACGCCGCAGAGCGAGGTCACCGTCCTCGGCAACGTCTACCACATCGACACCGCCGGCTGGATTCCCGATCGCGGGCACTTCACGCTGCTGAATCTGGAAACGCTGGAGCCGGCCAAAAATAAGTGATGTCATTCTGATTATTACGGTCCCTACAGAGGGACTGTATCGGATATGATAGCGCGCGTAGGCAAACAAACAGGGAGTGGACCGAATGAGTCAGGTAAAGCCAGGTGTTTCTCTTCGCCATGAGCGAGCAAACCGAATCTACGTTGCCGGCCCCATGACTGGCATCGAGGACTTCAACTTTCCGGCCTTCAATCAGGCGGCCGAAATGCTTCGGGCGAAAGGCTACATCGTCGAGAATCCCGCCGATCACGGCCTTGTCGAAGGCGCTGAATGGGCGGACTACCTGGCCTACGACCTGACCCGCATCGGTCTGTGCGGATCTGTCTACCTGCTGCCGGGCTGGGAGCAGTCGAAGGGCGCGCAGCTTGAGGTGCTGATCGCTACCCGGCTGGGTATGGAAATCATCCACGCAGAATCCGGGGTGGCAGCATGAGCAGATTGATCGGTATCGCTGGCCGGGCTGGCAGCGGGAAGGACACGGCAGGCGCACACCTGGTCGAGAACCACGGATTCCAGCAGTACGCCTTCGCTGATCCGATCCGGGCAATGCTCGGCGCGCTCGGCGCATTCCCGGCGGGCGACCTGATCAATCGGGACACCAAGGAAGTGGTCATTGACTGGCTGGGCAAGAGCCCGCGGCAGATGGCGCAGACCCTGGGCACCGAGTGGGGTCGCGAGCTCGTTCACCCGCAACTGTGGATTCTGATGGCGCAGCGCCGTTGGGATGCTGCCAGATTCGCCGGGCATAGCCTGGTTATCACCGACGTTCGATTCGCCAACGAGGCGGACTGGATCAGATCGCAGGGCGGTCATGTGATCGGCCTGGATCGTCCAGGGGTCGAGGTCGTCAGCGCTCACGCAAGCGAGCAGTTCGATATGGATAGCCTTGCCGACTGGTTTGTCAGCAACGACAACACGATCGACATCCTGCTGCACCGCGTTGACTGCGCCCTGAAGGAGCTGCACCCATGATGAAGAAGGCGACCGACGAGCAGCTGAAGGAAGCGCTGGCGACGATGACCGTAGCTGAGGCTGCTGCCCACTTCGGCATGCACGAACGCACGGTGTGGTCTCGAAAGGCCAAGCTGGATGGCCTGGCGTCGTCGCCGAACAGGCCGATCGCCCTGGCATCCGCCAAGACCATCGACGCCACCAACTCCAAGACGTTCGTTGTCACCGCCGCGGTAAACGCCACCAAGGCGCACGCCGGGTTCATGAAGACCTTGCAGCTGTACTGTGCACTGCGCGGCGCTCAGCTGATCGTTATCCCGATGCGGTACCGCAACCCGACCAGTCGCAACGAAGACGGCACGGACGAATGGTGGGATGACCGCCTTGTCCCGTACCTGACGCATGAGCGCACCCGGATTTCCAAGAGCCTGGTCGTGCTGGCCGACATCAAGATCCAGCCGACCGCGATCAACCCGCTGCAAGGCTGGCTGACTGTGAGCGGTACCGACTCGGCGATCCTGGGTCACACCAAAATCGCACTGAAGTCCGTCGCGTCCAAGATGGGTAGCCCGGCCAAGCTGGTCATGACCACGGGTGCCTGCACCGTCGAGAACTACAGCGACACCAATGCCGGGGCCAAGGGTCAGTTCCACCATACGCTCGGCGCCTGCGTGGTCGAGGTCAGCGGCGACCATGCGCACACCCGGCAGATCTGCCCGCTCAAGGACGGATCGTTTATCGACCTGGCGACCAAGTACACCAGCAAGGGCGTAGAGCCTGCGCCACGGGCCGAAGCGCTGACCATGGGCGACATCCATGCCGAGGTTGCCGAACGCCGCGTGCTGAAGGCCACCGCCGAGCTGGCGACCATGATCAAGCCAAAGACCATTGTTGCGCATGACGTGCTCAACTTCGGATCGGCCAGCCATCACAGCAAATACTTCGAGAAGTTCGAGCGCCAGATGCGCGGCACTTCCAGCGTGCTCAAGGAGCTGCAGGCCACCGCCAAGGTGCTGGACGAGATCAGCGGCCTGGCCGATCAAGTGGTCATGGTCAACTCGAACCACCACGACCACTTCAAGCAGTGGCTGGAGAAGGCCGAGCACGCCAACGACCTGGAAAACGCCCTGGTCTACCACGAAACCAAGACCGTCATGCTCCAGGCGATCCACGACGGCGGATATATCGACCCGTTCCAGCACTGGATGGGCAAGCTGATGCGCCAAGGCAATCTGCGCTGGCTCAAGCCTGCTGAATCGTTCTCCCGCTTCGGCATCGAGTATTCGTTCCATGGCCACAAGGGGCCGAACGGTGCCCGGGGCTCAACCAAGGGGTTCGCCAACATCGGCGCCAAGGTCGTCAAGGGTCACAGCCACGGGGCCGAGATCGTCGACGGCGCACGGTCGGTCGGTACCACGTCCAAGATGAACATGGGCTACAACGCCGACTCGCCATCAGGCTGGACCTGGACGCACGACATCACCTACGCCAACGGCAAGCAGACGCTGATCCACTGCATCGGGGGCTCGTTCTTCCGTAACGACCAGGCGGATGGGGCGGCATGACGGATCGAATCAAAACGCTGGACTGACCATTGATGGCTATTTGAAGGGGTGAATTATGGAAGATCGTGAATTGTTGGAACTGGCAGCCAAGGCGGCTGATATGGGAAGCGTGCTCTATGTGCCGATGTCCCGCGATAGCGGAGACTTCATGGTCGAAGAGTTTGATGGCGGCCCTCTCAAGCCGTGGAATCCGCTGACGAACGACTGCGATGCGCTTCGTCTGGCGGTTAAATTGTCGCTGATGGTCGACATCTACAACAGTGTAAAGGTTGGCCGAGACCTGCAATTTGAAAGCAGGATCACCGACGCATGGTATGACAGACAAGACCTTAAGCACGATGGCAAGGCGGTATCGGAGCCGCACGCCGAATGCCCATTTGCCGCAACGCGCCGCGCCATTGTCCGTGCCGCTGCCGAGATCGGGAGGGCGAAGTCATGATCTATCGCAGCGTAATCGCAGCAGTAGTCCGGGCACTGGCAGCGGAGACCATGAGCGGCACCGGTGGCCAGGACTTCGAGCCGAAGGTGCAGGCGGCCAAGCAGAAGGGCACCATCGTCGGGAAGGAGGAAGCATTCCTGACTGACTGCTGGGTATTCGGCCGACTTCACAAGGGTCTGTCTGCCGAGCATTGGCGCGCACTGGTCGCCAAGTACTCGACGCACGAAGGCCGCAAGCATGAAGCAATCCTGGAGCTGTACAAGTTCACACGCTCGCCAGCCCCGACCAGGTTCCGCGAACTGGCCGTGCTGACCTGGGCAATCCCGAAGGTGGGCGGAAAGCATGAGTCGACCACTGTCGAAGTGGTAAGTCGTGAGGCCGAGGCCATCGCGAAGAACAAGGCCCTGGTCGATTCGTTCAACAAGAAAGGGCTGCGCGGAATGGATGACACCGTCGACCGCAAGCAGACGCTGAAGCGATCCACATCGGTGATCCCGGCATCCTGGTACGACATGACGAAGTGGGATAACAGTGGGCGCCCAGACTCAACCCTGCGACGGTGGCGCAACGAGATCCGCAAAGCGCTGGATAGCCAGGTGGATGAGGCTTTGTGTGCGGCCCAGGCGCTGCTCGATGGCGAAGGCCTTATCTGCTCGGAGGTGGCATGAGAAATAAAGTGTTGACTAAAAATGATCAAACGATCACTATCAATCCCATCCTGCCGTTGTTGCGGGTCAGGTAGTAATAGGGTCCCTCGCAAGAGACCACAAAAGATCAACCAACGCCACCGACGCGGATAAAACCGCCAGCCCGCAGACGCGGGATCGTCTTTATTGGAATGCCAGCTCGATCGACAGGAAGCTCTCACCCCTGGCGAAATGTTGATTGAGCTGGCACCCCAATGCAGATGGCGAATAGCTCAGTGGTAGAGCAATCGGCTGTTAACCGATCGGTCGCAGGTTCGAATCCTGCTTTGCCAGCCAAATATGCCGTTATAGCTCAGTCGGGCAGAGCGTCCGCCTTGTAAGCGGAGGGTCCAGGGTTCGAATCCTTGTGACGGCACCAATCACATAGCCTCGCCATCGTGCGGGGCTTTTTCGTATCTGGAGATCAGAAATGTCCGAAGTTATCCGCTGCAAGCTCATCTGCCGACACGTTGAAGCCGGAAGCGATGCGACCAACCCGCTGACCACGGTTCGATTCGACGGCGTGACCGAGCAGGAGGACGCCATCTTCGGCAAGTACACGCCTTGCGCCAACTTCTATGCCGCCATCGCCTCGAGCGTTGCCGAGAAGCTGGAAGTCGGGACCGCGTACTACTTCGATATTCAAAAGGCTGACGCCTAAACCCCTTTCGGCGCCCAGGCCAACGTCCTTGCCCCGAGCGGATGCTAAAGGCCTTGAGCGCCGAATCTAACCGCCCCTGTGGGCATCGAGTGCCCATGATCGACAAGAACCCTGACTTGCTCGCCTGGCTGCAAGCCATCGCGCCATCCTTGTACGCCTTCGGCCTATCCATCACGGTCGCAGTGTTGCGGGTTATCTACGGTGGCGGCGGATCGCGACAGGCCCTCCTTGAGGGTTCGCTGTGCGGCCTGGCAACCCTAACGATGGTCCCGCTGCTTGAGTGGCTGGGCCTTCCGTCAGGCATGGCTACCTTCGCAGGCGGTCTCGTTGGCTTCCTGGGCGTAGACAAGTTCCGGCAACTGGCCGACCAAATCGTCACTAAAAGGGTGGGATGACCATGCAACTGATCGACAACTGGAAACAAGCGCTGAGCATGACCAGCGTTCAGGCCGGCGGCGCTATCGCTGCATTGGGTATCGCTGAGCAGCTGATGCCGCAACTGCAAGCCGTTCTGCCACCCGTGGCCTATGGCGTGCTGGGTCTTGTGGTGATGGTTGCCCGCGTGATCCTTCAGCCGAAGTTGAGCAAGTAGCGCTACGAATCACTGAGTCGCCAAATCGTGGCGCGAACAACAAGGAGATTCACCATGTCCTCGAACACCAATTCATCGAAAGGCGTCTCCACCCTCGGTTGGTCGGCAATCGGCCTGATTGTTCTGATCCTTGCTGCGTACAGCTTCGTCTAAGCGCGGCGTGAGTCGAAGGGGGTAGAGGCATGGACTTCAATCTTCAGCGCATTTTCACCACGCTCGCCATCGTTGCCGCCATCGTTGGCTGGGCTGTGATCGAGGGCGCTATCTGGATCGGCTCGCACATCATCGGGTGGCTGGTATGACGACCATTGCCTACAAGGACGGCGTCATTGCCTACGACTCTCGACAGACCCGAAATAATCGCATCGTTTCTGACAGTGTGACGAAGTGCCAGGTTGTCGATGGCGTCCACTTCTTCCTGTCGGGCGCCGTATGCGATGAGGGGGCTTTGATCGCCGCCTACTTCGGTACTCCGTCGCCAGTTCCTGTGGAGTGCTCTGGCTATGTCGTCGATGGCGGCAAGCTGATGATGGTCGGCCATGACGACAACACTGGGATCTGGAAGCAGGAACTCGACCCGTCAAACCCCGACGCCATTGGCAGTGGCTCCCCTTATGCCCTGGCGGCAATGGATATGGGTGCAAGCGCGGCGGAAGCGGTTCGCGCAGCCATGAAGCGGGATATCTACACGGGCGGCAAGGTCCGCACGCTGACCATCACAGCATGACCGTATCCCCTGAGCGCATTCGCTGAGTGCGCTGACGAGATACCAACACCAAGGAATTCACATGGCAGACAAGCAACCCGACTGGGAGGCGATTGAACGAGCCTACCGGGCCGGCGCGCTTTCTATCAGGACCATCGCTGAGCGTAACGGCATCAGCGACACCGCGATCCGCAAGAAGGCCAAAGCATCTGGATGGGCGCGAGACCTTTCCGAGCAGGTTCGAAAGGAGGTTCGCAATAAGCTGGTTCGCGGAGAGGTTCGCGACGACCAATGTGCGAACCCTGAGCGTGACGCCGAGATCGTCGAAGAGGCCGCAGAGGAAGGCGCGACGGTTGTTCGCAGTCACCGCCGAGATATTCGCAAAGCCTCGAACCTTGCGAACCTACTGATGGATGACCTGCTGACAACCATTCAGCAGCGCGACGCCATCGAGGACGCCATCGAGGAAGAGACGCGAGGCGACAGCAATGGCATGCGTCGGGCCAGTATGCTCGGAGCCGTATCGCTACCCAGCAATGCCAAAACCCTCTTTCAGCTTTCCTCGGCAATGAAGAACCTTCAGGTGCTTGAGCGCCAGGCGTTCAACCTGGACGACAAGGAGCAATCCTCCGATGTGGACGAGCTGTCCAGCCTGATGGATGAACTATCTAAGGACGCCTGACCATGAAGCCCGAGCACATGAAGCTGCTCCGGGATCGATTCTGGCGCCTGAACAATCTCTACTGGATTACCGACAAAAACGGTAAGAAGGTCCGCTTCCGCATGACGCAGGAGCAGATCGACTACTTCCAGGGTATGCACACCCGCAACATCATCCTCAAGGCGCGGCAGCTGGGGTTCACAACCCTGGTCTGCATCGTCCAGCTGGATGCCGCGCTGTTCGAGGCTGCCAAGTGCGCGCTGATCGCTCACACCCTGCCGGACGCCAAGCGCCTGTTTCGGGAGAAGGTCAAGTACGCCTACGACAACCTGCCGGCTGAGATCAAGGCGGCCAACCCGGCGCGCAATGACGCGGCGGGCGAGCTGGTATTCAGCAAAGGCGGCTCGCTCTACGTCAGTACGTCCTTCCGGGGCGGCACGCTGCGCTATCTGCACGTTTCCGAGTTCGGGAAGATCTGCGCCAAGTATCCGCACAAGGCGCGCGAGATCGTCACTGGCGCCTTCGAGGCGGTGGCAGCAGATTGCTTTGTCACCATCGAGTCGACGGCAGAGGGCCGGGCCGGCTACTTCTTCGACTACTCGCAGAGCGCCGAGAAGCAGCAGCTGTCAGGCGCGCCCCTGGGCCTGCTCGACTGGAAATTCTTCTTCTTCAGCTGGTGGCGTAACCCGCTGTACTGGCTGGACCCGGCGACGGCGGTCATCCCGCAGCGTCTGACTGACTATTTCAACGACCTGGAGGCCAAGCACGGCATCCAGACGAACCCAGGGCAGCGCGCCTGGTACACGGCCAAGGAGAAGACCCTCGGCGACGACATGAAGCGGGAATACCCGTCGATTCCTGTCGAAGCCTTCCAGCAGTCGGTTGAGGGCGCCTACTACGCCCAGCAGTTCACCAAGCTTTATGCGGCTGGGCGAATCGGCAAGTTGCCGAATAACTCGCATCTGCCGGTCATGACTATCTGGGATATCGGCGTCGGCGACTCCACGGCCATCTGGTTCGTGCGTCAGGTCGGCACCGAATACCACGTCATCGACTACTACGAGAACAGCGGCGAAGGCCTGCGCCACTACATGAAGGTGCTCAAGGATAAGGGTTACACCTATTCCGAGCACTGGGGGCCGCACGACATCGAAAACCGCGAGTTCGGTAGCGATGCCAAGACGCGCAAGGAAATCGCCCAGGAAGGCTACGAGATCGACGGCCAGCGCTACAGCCTGACCTTCACTGTCGTGCCAAAGATCGGTGTCGACGACGGCATCGAGGCGGCCCGCGAGATCCTTCCGCGTTGCGCGTTCGATGAAGAGAAGTGCGACGTAGGCATCACCCACCTTGAGGGCTACCGCAAGGAGTGGGACGACAAGCGCGGCTGCTGGAAAGACAAGCCATTGCACGACAACACGTCTCACGGCGCAGACGCCTGGCGTTACTTCGCGGTCTCCCAGACCAAGCGCAAGACCATGACCGATATTCCCGTCACATTCACCTTCTGAGGCCATCCATGGCGAATTACAGCGACACCCGGCAGGAATATGCCGACGCCTTGCCTGGCTGGCGTCTGGTGAAGCGATGCGTCAAGGGCGCGCGCGAGGTGCGCAAGCACGATGAATACCTGCCGATGCCAGACCCTACGGACACTTCCCCGGAGAATCAGGCTCGGTACAAGCAACTCAAGAAGCGGGCGATGTTCCTCAACGTCACCGGCCGCACCCGGGCAGGACTGCTGGGTGCTGTGTTCCGCGAGACTGCCGAACTGGCCTTGCCGACTGAAGTCGAGTATTTGAAAGAGAACGCCAGCGGCGACGGCACCAGCCTTGAGCAGCTGTCGAAGAAGGCGGTCGGCGAGTGTTTGGACACCGGGCGCGGCGGCTTCCTGGTCGATTACCCGAAGGTCAAGGCGGCCAGCGGCGTTTCATCCATGGCGGATGCGGCCAAGCAGAAGGCCCTGATCCACTTCTACGACGCCGAGTCGATCATCGACTGGGACGAGCAAGTCATCGACGGCGTGAAGCGCCTGGTCTATGTCAACCTTCAGGAAAGCGTGTCGGTGTTCGACGCCGCTCAGTTGTCACGCGAGGAAGAGAAACAGAATCGAGTTCTGCTGCTGATCGATGGGCAATACGTCCAGCGCCTGTACAAGGAAGGCGACCCGAATCCAGCCGACAGCACGCCGACCGACAAGGATGGGAAGCCATTCGACCACATCCCGTTCAGCTTCTTCGGCTCCGAGAACAACGACGCCGACATCGACAAGTCGCCGCTCGAAGACCTGGCCGACGTGAACATCCTGCACTATGGCAACTCGGCCACGGTGGAAGAGGCAGGCTTCATCAGCAGCCAGCCAACCCTGTTCCTGACCACTGACATTTCCCCGGATGAGTTCGTAAAGCTCAACCCGAACGGGATGCGCATCGGCAGTCGCCGCGGTTACAACCTCGGCAAGTCCGGCAGTGCCACGCTGGTACAGGCCAAGGAAACGCAGCTCTCCCTTGAGCTGATGCGCGACAAGCAAGATCAGATGGTCATGATCGGTGCTCGCCTCGTCCTGAAGGGCGGCGGCAACGAGACAGCCGAGGCTGCGCGCATCCGTTACAGCTCGGACAACTCGATCCTCAGCACCGTGGCGGGCAACGTCTCCGAGGCGCTGAAGCGGGCCATTCTGGACGCAGAGCGCTTCATGATCGGCGAGCCGAACGAGAAAGACACCGTGTTCTGGCTCAATCAGGCCTTCTTCGACGAGGTAATGACTGCGCAAGACATCCTGGCGCAAGTCCAGTTGTGGCAGCAGGGCGTCATCGCCAAGAAAGACCTTCGCACCAACCTGCGCCAGTCCGGCACGATCGAGGCTGATCGCACCGACGAGGACATCGACGACGACATCGAGGCGACTGCTCCGGTGGTCGGTAATGTCGTATGAGTGCCCAGGGCTTTCTGACTGACGCGGCAACCCGTCACCAGATCTACGTCCAGCGTTATGCCGGCGGCAACCTGAAACGGGCGGCCAAGTTCATCACCAAGGCGATCAACACTGCCAAGGATCGCGTATCGGCGGGATTGAGCGCATACGGCACCAAGCGGTATGCCTCGCAGATTGACACGCTGTCCGGCGATCTGGCGGCCATCTACGGCGACATGAAGGGTCAAGTAGTAATGGATCTGACCGACTTCGGCGCTTATGAGGCCGAATTCAACGCGACCATGCTCGGCAAGGCGGTCAAGGCGGTTGTCCAGTTCAATGTTCCGGCGCCCGATATGGTCGCCGCGGCTGCGCTGGCCGATCCACTGGAGCTGGAGGCGCGAAAGGGTCTGCAACGGATCAGCATCAGCGGCGCGCTTGACCAGTTCGGAACAAAGAAGGCCGCCGAGATCATCGGCGAGATCCAGATCGGTTCTGCCCTGGGCGAGACCAGTCAGCAGATTGGCGGGCGCCTCTCAAGCGTTCACCAGCTGCAGCAGGATCAGGCGTCAGCGCTGGTTCGCACTATGACCAACCATGTCGCGTCGTCGGCGCGGTCGCAGGTGATGGGGGCCAACGACGACATACTTGAAGGGTGGCGATGGATCTCGACGCTCGACAAGCACACGACGCCAATGTGCCAGGAAAGAGATCAGCACCTGTACGGCTGGGATGACCCTAAGCCGCCGGGACACTGGAACTGCCGATCATCGTCTGCGCCAGTGCTCAAGGCCGAATACGCCCGCGAGATCAAAGGCTCTACGCGACCCGCTGTCGGTCCGGACGGGGCCGAACTGGTATCGAGCAAGACCACCTATCAGGAATGGCTATCCCGCCAGCCTGCATCGTTTCAGCGCGACGTGCTGGGGCCTAATCGTTACGAGCTTTTCACGAAGGGCGAGTTAACCCTGGATAAGTTCGTGGACGACAACGGCAAGACGCTCACGCTGCAGCAACTGAAAGACCTTGAGCCGGCCGCATTCGAGCGCGCAGGCCTATAACCAGAGGGTGAAAAGTGGATAACCAGCACAAGAAAATCACCGGCTATCGCGACCTGAGCCAGTCCGAAATCGACGGAATGAACTCGATCAAGGTGCTTGAGGCTGATGCCGGCGAGCTGTTCAAGCAGGTCGGCCAGATTGAAGGCGTCGATCCTCGGTTGCTCGCCTTGGCCAAGACCAATCTGCAGCAGGGCTTCATGTGGTTTGTGCGATCGATCGCCAAGCCAGCCGACCCGTTCTCCTGATCTATCTGCGCCACGAAACGCAACAACGCAAAACGTAGCGCGCAACTCTCAAGCCTCGCACCCGCGGGGCTTTTTTACATCCGCAGGCAGGGCCTGCACCAAGTCTCTGGGAGACAGCAATGACCTTGAAATTCCAAGTTGACACCCTTGACGGCCTCGATGATTCCGTGAAGTCGCTTTACACCGAGAAGGATGGCAAGTACGTCCTTGGCATCGAAGGCCTGCCGCAACCCGAAGACGTGAGCGGCCTGAAGTCGAAGGTCGAGGAACTGCTGAGCGAGAAGAAGGCGGCCGAGAAGGCCCGTCGCGAAGCAGAGGAAGCGGCCCGCACCGAGC